ACCACTGCCATCATTTAACTGCTCAGCATCTAATATGGTCTCTGACGCTGCACGTAAAGCCGCAGATATGCGTGCTCGTGTTGCTAACTATTATATTGAAGAGTCTGATGTTCAGATTCAAATGTACACAGGTGCTGACTGGTTTAATACCTACGGTCAGTTAATTGCAATGATTGATTTTGATTATGAGAACAACAACCCTATTATCAAATTTGTTAATCCATTTGGTGCATACCCAGAAATAGATCGCTTTGGTCGCTGTATCTCATTGACTCAAATTGTTGGTATGGATGCTCAAACCTTAGCGTCTATGTACCCAGAATTTGCAGACCAGATTCTTAACAAAAACTCATTTACACCAGGTTCACCGTATCTATCTTTGATTCGTTACCACGACAAAGATCAAGACACAATCTACCTACCAGAGCGTAAAGACCTTGTTTTATCTCGTACACCTAACCCAATCGGTGAGTGTCTAGTACGTGTAGCACAACGCTCATCTATTGATGGTGAATCACGTGGTCAATTTGATGACGTGCTTGCAGTACAACTTGCACGTGCTCGCTTTGCAGTATTGCAAATTCAAGCAGCTGAGAAGTCTATCCAAGCACCTATTGCTATTCCACAAGATGTGCAAGAACTTGCTTTAGGACCTGATGCAATTATGCGCTCAGCTAACCCACAAGGTATTCGCCGTGTTCCACTAGAACTACCAGCAGGTGTATTCCAAGAGTCAAGCATCCTAGAGCGTGAACTTCGTATGGGTGCTCGTTATCCTGAATCTCGTTCAGGTCAAACAGATGCCTCCGTTGTTACAGGTCGTGGAGTCCAAGCACTTCAAGCAGGCTTTGATACACAGATTAAAGCAGCCCAATCACAATTTGCCAAACTCTTTGTTGAGGTTATTGGTTTGTGCTTTAAGGTAGATGAAAAGATTTTCGGTAACAAGATTAAAGAAATTCGCGGCATTGATGACGGTACACCGTATTCAATGAAATACTCTCCTGCCAAGGTTATTAATGGCGACTACACAGTAGATGTTCGCTATGGAATTATGTCTGGTATGGATCCAAACCGAGCAACTATTGCTTTGTTACAAATGCGTTCAGACAAACTCGTATCACGTGATTATGTACGTCGTGAACTACCAGTCGAAATTAACGTATCGCAAGAAGAACAAAAAGTTGATATTGAAGAAATGCGGGATGCACTACGTGTTGCCGTTGCACAATATGCACAAACTATTCCGTTGGCTGCTCAACAAGGACAAGATCCATCACAGATTATTACCCGCATTGCCGAAGTAATTAAAGGCCGTCAAAAGGGTAAGCAAATCGAAACTATTGTGGAAGAGGCTTTTGCCCCAGAACCACAACCTCAGATGCCAGCAATGGCATCTGGAATGATGAATCCAGCAGCAGGTGCGGCCTCCGCTTCTGCCTCGCAGCCAATACAATCACAACCTGGCGGTATGGCCCCTGCTGCTGGTTCACCAGCTCCACAAGGAAAACCAGACATTGCATCATTGCTCGCCTCAATCGGCGGCGCGGCATAAAGTAAAGGAGGTGCAATATGAACAAAGGATCACAGGCCCCAGCGCCAATGTCAAAGCCAGTTGAGGGCAAGAAGGATACTTCTAAGCCAGCAGGTGGAAAGACATACTTCGGAGTAACTCCAGCAGGACGTCCAGGTAACAAAGTTAAAAAGGGTTAATTAATTTCTAGTGAGGTGGGCTGAACGTGGATAATCCAAACGATGTTCCGCGTTCAGTTCACCTTGCAGATTTCTTAGTAGTACTTACTGGGTTTCTGCACAACTTATCGAATAGCATTACAGTATTTACAGAAGAGCTAATGGAATTAGCGATATACCACGCCACTCGTACATCACGAGTTAATAGAGTGTGGGAAGAATTTACAAACGATTTAGAGAAGATACAGGAGGATACTGATGGCGCTTGAAGATGCCAAGAACCCAATAGCGGGTGTATCTGGTCCTGGAAAGTATGCAAAGCGTACAGATAGAATCCCTGCTGCTTCATACGGGGATCAAACAGAATTAGCACAAATTGCATCTGGTGCTCCTATTGCAAAGACTCCTGATACTAGAGGAATGCCAATGGGTCAAATGGAAGCTGCTGCTGCAAATGCAGCACCACAATCTCCAGTAACTCCATTGTTTGCACCAACACAACGTCCAGAGGAACCAATTACAAATGGTATTGATATGGGTCCTGGTGTTGGATCAAATGCTCTTATGATGCAAAAATCAACAGAAAAACTTTCAGACATTTTAGTAAAGATGTTGCCATATGATACAGATGGGTCCATTTCTATCTTGTACCAGAATGCACTAGCACGAGGTAACTAATGTCTAACAATCTAAAAGCAGCCTCCTATGCAGCGCAATTAGATCCTACAGAAAAGCAAAGAATTGATGAGTTTTACAAAGCATTAGAAGCCCACAAAACTCTTTCTAACTTGCCTGCTGATATGGCTAAAGAAGCGTACAATAAAAAAACTCCAGCACAACAGGCTTCTCTAAAACAAAACTTTGGTGAAGAAGATCCAGTCGTAAAACCACCTCGTGGTTTCTTTGGCACTGCTTGGCATTACACAGGCGGTCAAATTGCTGAAGGAGCACGAGATTTATTAGCTGGTTTACAAAAAGTATCTGATACCAGCACTCGTGTTGCTCGAAGCATTCAACTTGCAGCAGATCAAGGCGTTGGTATTTCGGATGCTTGGACTTTAGCAAAAGAAGATGGCAATAACGTATTTAGCCCTGGTCGCATTAGCGATGCTAAAACTAAATGGGGTGCTGACGCAGTAGATATTGCTATGCGTTTACAGTCAGGTGAAGCACCTGAAAGTATCATTGCATCTGTACCTGAAGAACAAAAAAAGTACATAATGCTTGCAGATTCAAGAAACAAACAAATTCCAGGATTTGGTTCAGAAGAAGATGTTGAAGCAGCTCGTGCTAATTTTCAAGATACACAAGATGCAGTTGCTGCAGCTAAATACTCTCCTGGACGATTTGTTGCCAACCTTGTTACACCAGCACAACTAGAAGGATCTGGCTTTTATTACAAGGCTGTATCTGGAACCGTAGATGCTGCGTACAGAATCTTTGCAGACCCTTTACTTTTGGCTGGCAAAGCAAAACGTATATACGACGTTAATAAGTATGCTCTTGAAGTAGTTACTGGAAAATCAGGAAACTTAACTGAATACTTTTCAAAGCAAGGTACTATTGATTTCTGGAATACATACGGTGAAAAACTTCAAGTATTAGGGAAAGCGGAAGCCGCTAAAAACCCAGAAGCAATTATTGCAGCACGTCAAGAACTACAAACTCTTGCTCCTGAATTTGGTCCAGCAGTTATTAAGTCATTTCAATCTGCAGAGATTCCTGTACAGAATGCAGCAACCGCTAAAGCGTTTTTTGAAAACACTAAGCAACTAGATGAAATGATTGTTGGCAAGCCAGGAATGAAGCGAGTCATTATGCCTCGTATGAATGTTGGGCGCGATATTCGCGTTGCTGCTGTTACTACAGGTCGCAAAGTTCTTAACTTAGATCGCGTTGGTCCTAAACTTACAGATGACTATTGGTTTGGTGGAGCAACTACAGCAGATGGAATTGCTGAAGTATTTATTAATGGACAAAAAGAATTTATTGAACGAGTAACTCCAAAGACAAACTTCAAAGGTATTGCTAAGTTTTCCACAGCTTATATTCAACACCGTATTGACCGTGCCAAAGCAGCATTTACTATTGCCCCTATCTTTGAAAAAGAAGTATTTGATGTAACTGCTAAAGATGCAATGGAAAAAATCTTTCGTACAGCAGTTATGATTATGCCTAGACAACAAGCAAAGTTGTTTGCTACAGCGTTTGAATCACTTGCAGATGTTGGTAAAAAGAAAGATGCTTACTACGGTCTTTGGGGAACAATCGCTGAACTTCGTGGTATGAATACAACTCAACCAGGACAGCAGATTGTTCGTTACCTTACTGGTAAAACTAATGCTGTCTTTGGTGGAGTAGATGACCTATTCCCAGACAAGGGTTCTATACCATCTGATTTTAATAATTACGTAGCTGCTCCAAGTATTAAAGATCTTGATAGAGCCGCTGCTCGTAATACATTGTTTCAAAAGATGATGGGTTTGCCAAACACAAATTTTGCAAACAATATGACTAGCGCTTGGTCATTCTTGACTCTTGCTGGTCCACGTTATGCTCTTCGTAACGCTGGCGAAGACTTAATGGTAAACCTTGCTATCGGTGAATCAGCCTGGGGCCTGGCAAAGAATCGTATTCTTTCAAATCGTATTAATACATTTATGGCTGCAGTTAACAAAGCTGAAGGAGTTGCTAAGCAAGGTATATTAGATTCTGCAAACCCACTAGGTATAGCACTGCGCCTTATCAACAAGAGAGACGTTGATCGCTACGCTAAAGAATTAACAGATCTTCAAGCAAAATTTGAAACTACACGTAGCACTATTGCACGTCTAAGAAAAGATATTACAGAGTTACCAACTACAAGAAGAACAAATAATGCTGCTGAAATTGCCAAAATAGAAGCACAGATTAAAGAACTTGAAAAAGGTCTTGCTGGTGGATTAACTAACCAGACTCGTGAAATTTTTGCACGTGCTCTATCTGAAGGTCGCATTAACAATATGCGTAAAAGCCTCGGTATGGGTCCAATGAATAAAGAAGAGATTGAACTTCTTACCGAACAGATTAAATACGGTAATATTGACAATGCTTTGGGTGAAGTTTCTGAAAGCGGAGCAAACTACGCACTAGGTAATGATTACATTGCACGTGCTACAAACCTTGCACAACAAACAGGTGTTAAGGTACACGCTCTTGAGATTTCAGCACCTGGTCTTAACCTTGTTAAGAAGCCAGGTGAGCGTGGATACAAGTTCCAGGCTATTGATCCAGGCAGCACAGAGTCTATGTTTACTTGGTTGCTTAGTATCAGTCGTTATTCTAACGATGAGCTTGGTAAGATTGCTATTGCCAATTTAGATGACAGAGTCAAAGCACTTAATAATATGCGTACTTGGCTTCAGACTAAGCAAGGTAAGCAATTCTTATCAGATGCTCGTTTGCAAAACGATATGGATGCAGAAGGTATTATTAATCTTGCTTTTGATAGAGCTAAAAATAACTTTGTTATGCGTAACGGTGAAATCAACTTAGACCTTTTGAACAAAGTTCGTGTCTTAGACAAGTCTGGAAATTACAAAGTTGAAGGTAAACTATCACTAGATGACCTACCTGATAACTATAATGAAGTTCCACGTGGAGTTATAGGACCTACTCTTATACCTGCAGTTGATGCCAACCAAGTAACATCTAATATTATGATGAATGGCTGGACTTTCTTAGGTATGGCTAACGCTCGTATTTCACGTCAACCTATGGTTTTGCAAGAAATGGTAAAAATCAGAAGAGAGATGCGTAACTCTGGCTTTGAAGATGCTTGGATTAATTCATACACAAAAGGTATGGATCCTACAAATACAACTGGCATTGAAATCGTTACTGAAAGAGCAAAGATTGCTTTAGCAAATGCTGTCGAAGAGCGAGCAGTAAGCCAAATTCTTCAATATGTAGATAACCCACTGGTTCGTACACAACTTGCCTTTGGTCTTCGTAACTTTGCTCGTTTCTATCGCGCCACAGAAGACTTCTATCGCCGTATGTACCGCGTTGTTCGTTACAATCCAGAAGCACTTGTCAAGGCAGCGCTTACTTATGAGGGTGTAACGCACTCAGGATGGATTCAACAAGACGATCAGGGTGAAGATTACTTCGTATACCCTGGTATTGGTCCAGTTTACAACGCAGTACAAAATACTTTAGAGAGTTTAGGTATTAAGTCTGAGTTTAAGGTTCCATTCCCTGTGGAATTTGGAGCACGAGTCAAGATGCTTACACCATCTCTGAACCCAGACTCAATGATTCCTACATTCTCTGGTCCAATAGCTGGATTTAGTATTGGAACTGTGTCTAGTCTTGTTAATATATTTGACGAAGGCGCAGCCGATACAATTAGAGGCTATGCACTTGGTAAGTACTCTGTAGATCAACCGTTTTTATCGTTGGTTTTACCAGCACATATCAATCGTGCATACGCTGCAATGAACCAAGATGACCGCAACTCTCAGTATGCGAGCGCTTGGCGTAAAGCAGTTACATA